CTTCCACTCAACAACATAGTGATCAGTGAACGCATCATCTGCATCAGTCCACGCAACATTAAAAGTTGTGTTAAATGTGCCGTCAGAGTTGAGGAATGAGTCGCCTGTAATGTTTAAGCTAGTAGGCGCAACAGCCGTTAGACCGTCATATAGCTCAACCTCACCTGCTCCCAGGTATACCTCCTCGTCGGAAATAGTCCAGTCCCAGATAGATGGCGCAGTCTCAATCGCATCGACGTTGACTACTATCTGCCCTTCGGATGTAAAGTCCATAGTATAGCCGACAACCTCAAACACCTTATTTGAGTAACCTAGTCGAGCATTAGTGACATAAATATTATCGCCAATCTTAAAGCGCAAAGCACTTAGGTTGCAGGGAATGGTAATGGCTTCTTGCTGTCTGCTGCGGAACAGTGCGAGCTTGGCTATTCTTTGTGCGCGGATATTATTCACAGTGAAGGGAAGCGGCATATCGAGATAGATAGGATCGCCATCTTGAGTAGCATATGTGCTAGAAATCTGTGCCGGGTAATCGGCAAGAATAAAGTTATCTTGCTCTGATAAGAAAACGCCCTTCACGCTATTGTAAGCGTTTCTTCTAGACTGCTTGGTCTGAATGCTTATTTCACCAACCGCGACAGACTCATCAACAGTATAATTAGGAGTTAAATATTCTCCAGCATGAATTTCAAACTTGCCCGAAGAAAAGACAAGTCGGCCAATCATGGCTCCAAGCATTGAGTCAATATTAGACTTGATAGATGATGCCGTATCCACAACACCATCCATCGTGTATCTTTTTTGCGTACCGCCAGCAGACAAGGCTATATCTTCATCACAAACAGCCGCAGCAGCAGTAACGCTAGAGGTTAGTATGTTCGCAGCAGATTCGCCAAGGCCGTATTTGGTATCGCGAAGGTAGTCATAAATACACAAGGCTGTATTTTGAGACCAAGCTGTAGTGCTAGTTGCTGGGTTTAATACTTTTTTCCCGCGCAGAACAGTTGAGATATTAGGCAAGCCATTCGCAAACTTATCTACATCATAGGTTAGCTGGATCGCCATGTAAGCTGTATCTAATAACTTATGGTCTGATGTCCACTTTGAGGATGCAGCAACTAGCGCACTGTCTGCCGTAGTCTGATCACCTTTATGGAACCCTATGCTTACATAGCTTCCCCAGTCTCCAACAAATGATCCACCATCCCAAATCTTGATATCGTTAAACCAGACTTCCTCATAGGCATCTATTTCATGTCCAGCTACAACAATAACCAGCCACAGGTATTTCTTATCTGCTCCGCTTGACTCCAAGTAAACAAGATTCCCGCCTATCCTAGCTCGACCATAAACAATCTTTCTAGAATGCGCGGCATCTCTTGAAGTTACCGACCTGCCACTCATCTGAGAGCCTAAATCTGGAGAAGGCATAAGGGCGCGAGAGACCATTGACAATCCCGCTCCGATAGCAAATGCAACGAATAGATTAATTCCTACATTCGCTATCGCCGCGCCTCCAGCGTATATTAGACCTGCTATTACAGATGCTGCCATTTTTAGCCCTTAAAGCACTTAGAATAAATGCGCTCAATCAAATCAAAGCTCATTCGGGTTAATAAACTATCAAAAGGTATGTGTACCTTTGTATTGATATTCAGCAAAGAAACATTATTTTCTTCACAGTGTTCTTCTGCATATTTTATAAGTTGATAGCCTGTAGCGCCTTCTCTATGTTCTGGCAAAACAAACGTCACATCGTTTACCGCAAATACATGATCAGAGTAATGAATGCTCTTAGAGACTAGCAGAACACAATAACCAACTAACTCTCCTTGCGATCTAGCAGTAAAAATCCTAAGCACACCAGCCGCGTCTAATCGAGCATACTCATTCCAGTCTGGATTAAGTTTTATTGTTCCCTTGTTTAAAGCAACAAGCTCCCAGTGCTTTTCTAGCAAAGGCTTAATCTCTTCTTTCACATTAGCTAGGCATTCATGGGCTATATTAATCATCTTTCTTGGTATGACCCACCCTCATAACTACCGCCATCGTCATAATGACCATTTGACGTTCCTGTTGCCCGGCCCCAAATGATGTCTTTATTCTGAATAGCAGTCACGAACTCAAAGCCCTTATCTGTAGGATGATCAATCTTTTGATCTTCTGCGGTGTAACGCCTTACTTTAGACCTTTCAAATGCAATTAACTTATTCTCGCAAGCTATAGATATTGTTGAGCTGTCGCCTGACTCAGCGATAGTCATAGTATCCATAAAGCCAGCAAATATAACAGTCGGATCAGCCACTAGATCACCAGAGGCATCAAACGCGCCAAGCATTACAGTTATGGCCCTGCCCTGATATTCGTGATCTTTAGCTATCACCACCAGGGAGGATTTAACCCCGGTTAGCGTGACATTTAAGCCGCTTGCCTGCATGTCAGATGTCTCAGTTACTGAGCTAATACTAAGAAGGTCACCAACACCAGTATAGGTCTCACCACCATATGAAAGATCGCCAACACCAGACCACAAGTTTAAGTCGTTAGGGGCTTCGCCTGAGTCAAATACCATACGCACTAGAAAGATAGGCCGAACAATATCGGCTGTAGCAACTGCCTGCATACCACTTGTGAGACTGCGGCTCATAGTGCTTCCACCATAGCAAAGCTAAAACCCTGCAAACTAGCTTGGTTAGTTGACCAAGACACATCATTTGATGCCATACGCCAAAGGCTCTTGGGTTGGGTAAAGTCTAATGCCTGACCAGTAGCTATTGTTTCTCGAAGGGGTGGCTGAAACTCTAAAGTCCCTGCACCTGCTGACTTGTCAGCCGTTACTAGGTAAAGATAACTGCCTAACTGAAAGTATGTGCCTGCCGATACTGCTGTACTGCCTGCTGATGTTGTCAGGGTCTCTGATCGAATCGCAGTTGATCCGCTAGTCAATACTATCGCTGTATCTGTATGCAACGGGCTGCCGAAAGTAAACGTGCCTTCACGGCCTTTTAGTCCAACAATAAATGCTTCTACTGATCGTGCCTCTGCATAGGTTAGAGGTGGCAGGGTAACCTCAGCCTCCCATCGTGCGCCCTGATGGCTATAGACCTGCGTGTCTAGAGTAAAGGGAGACTCAGCAACAGATACCACGCGCCGCAGGCGCATAGACACGTTCTGAATGCCAACATTAGGAAAAGATAAAGGCATTACTTATGCTCCGACCATTGCTTTGCTGAAGTTGCCACCACGAACCCTAGCGTCTGCTACAGCCCCTTTAGCTGCCTGGGCGATCTGTGGCATTAGTTGCACTATCTCCGCTCTAACAGTGCTTTGAACGCCTGTAGTGACGTTAATCGTCTGGTTAACTACTACGCCATTAGCGCCCTGGGCCTTTGTGTGATCAACAACTGTTTCGTTAGGATGGAGAATAGCTGCAAATCCACCTTTGCCATCTAGACCGCCTGACCTCGATCCCTTGCCTGTAAATCCACCGCCTTCAAAACTAGCAACAGCCTGTGAGGCAACCATAGCAGCAGATGCGTAGCCAACTGCTCTAATTCCTTGAGCTGACGCTAAAAAGCCCATTATTCCACCGACACTAGCCGCCTGAGCACCCGCAGCCAGGGCAGCTCTTTCTGTGTCTACGATAATCTGCGCGACAGCTAATGCCTTCTGAACTGCGAAAGCTGCTTTACCCGCAGCGGATTGCTTGCCTAGCAAATCACCCATTTGCCCAGTCATTGCTTCAGCCCCAGCTAAAGCTTGATCTTGAACTCTCTGCTTGGCCTCTTCTATTCTTCTGGCTTCATCCGCAGCCCTCTGACGTATCTGGGTTTCCTTTTCCATATGGCTTTGCAGCTTTGCTTCTTGCTCTAAGAATCTTTCATCTCTTTTAGCGATTTCATCTGCATCTAGGGCAGCCATTAAGGCAATAAATTGTCCCTTATCGATAACCTGAAGGTCATAAGATTTTTTAATTACTTCTCTTTGACGGTCGTATTGAGTTGCAATTAACAGCTCTTCAGCTAAAAGGCCGTCTCTTATCTGGGTAATTTGTTTATCTAGATTAGCCTTGGTTCTTTTAAGCTCTTTAGCCTCTCTTTCGATTTGCTTTTTGGTATTCTTATCTTTTTCTAAGTTAAGCTTTTCTATAGCCTCTTCTATATCTAGCTCTCGCTGCTTTTCATCTATTAAGGCTTGAAGGCTTTTAGCCCGATCTATATCACCTTGAGTCGCACCGGCCTGCTGTGCATTGTATTCAGCCAACTGCACATTTGTCATTCCAAGCGTGACAAGCTCTTCCTTTAGCTTATCAAGCAAAGATTCTGTTGCATCAGTGCGTTCATCAGTCTTCTTATTAATGTCTATAATGTTTTGTTTAGCTTTTGCATTAACTTCAAGTAATCTAAACGATTCTAATGCCAAGTCATTTGTAGCAGACTCAAACGAGCGAATACCTACAGTCGCTGCAAATATGGTTTTTGCATACGTTACAAATCCAATCGAGGCATTGTCTATGCCTTCTTCTAAATCTTTTATTTCATTAGCAGCCTGCCGAAGAGCAATTGCTTTAAGCGAATCATCTAACTCGTCAAAGTTCTCATATAGCCGCTTACTTTGTTCAGCAGCATCTTTCATTGCCTGAGATGTCTTCAATAGGCCTGGCAGCATAGATGTGGCAATAGCCGCAGTAACAGCCAAGAATGCACCCACAACCGCGCCCTGCGGCCCGAAAAGAGACGCAATCTGAGAACCCTGCTGACCTATAATAATGAATGGATTTTGGCCGCTTTGGAGCATCACGGCAATATCCTGCACCTGGTGGCCCATTTGTCCCATGCCACCTCGGACGATGCGGAATTGCCGATCTACTGCCTTTCCTTGCTTTTCCGTTTTCTTCAACTGGTGGTTAAGCTGATTAAGAACAGGGGCTGCTGAATTCTTGGCTTTTACATCAATTAGTACTGGATTTACTGCCATTTTGCTTTTCCTGTTTTATTCTTAAAAACGTCAACCAGTGCTGAAACTCAGAAACTGTCATTTCTAGTATTGTCGAAAGTGGCTGACCAAGATGTTCAGCCAAGAAATACATCATGTATAACTCAGTTGGATCACCTTGATCATTTATTAGTTTCCCTCGATGTCCTCTTCATCATCAGTAAGATTAAGAACGAAGTTT